AGCGTCGCTCCGGTTCGTCTGGATGTTCGCGGTGCTCTGGCAGAGTACATCAAGAAAATCGAGGGCACGGACAGCGAGGAGCGGTACATGAATCTCGACTGGTACTACGACTTCAATATGCTGCTCCGGCGCATCGAGGTTCCGGGCGTCCCGTCCAAAAAGTTCCAGATGACCGGTGTCCCGGCCAAGGTCCTGACGCAGACCCGCAGCAACCCCGACGAGCTCGTCTGCTTCGGTTGCCCCGATTTCATCAACACAACCAAGCCGGTCTCGATGGGTCAAGATGATTACCAGAACTTCCTCATGTGGAAGCGTGAGAACAGAGACTAAGGAGGTGCAGACGATGAAGCGTTACCAGATTTTGTACAACAAAGCCGGTTTCCCGCTCTGCGTTTGGAAGTCGTCCGAGGCGGAGGCCCGCAGCTTTGCAAACAGGTTTCGGGCTGCTGGATACTCCGTCGACGTGTGGGAGCACACCGAGACCGGCGCACGTAAAACCAACATCTAACCCCGCCTGACGATGGCCGCTGGCGACGGCCGAAACGCCTGAAAGGGCGTCGCGGGAGCCAAACCGCAAAGGAGTGTCAACTATGAAAATGAAGTCCTACAAGGCAACTTTCTTCCGCCACAACCCCCAGTTCAAGAATGGCGGTTACGTCACCGAGCGTAAGATTGAGGCCGTCTCGCTGCCCTCTGCTCGCAAAAGAGCCCGCGAGATTTCCGAGCACTGTGTATACGGCAGCATGGAGCTGCTCGACATCGAAATGGAGGCATAAGAGATATGACCGTTCTTGAGCGTTTGAAAGCTGCCGGGTATGACCCGGCCGTGTCCATGTTCCCCGATAGTATCGGGAAGGCCGGTTCCATGGAGTGTGAGCGCGTCCAGATTCGCACGTTCTTCTGCCGTCCCCGTGAGAACGAGGCCGCCATCGGGGTGACTGCAACCGCGATGACCCATTTTTCCGACGGCTCGACCCGTCCGTACCCGGACGGCTGGCCGCGTAGCCTTGAGGCCAGCGTAACGCTCTACTTCTCCGGCGACGCGGACTTCCGATTCTTCGGGAACGTCTCTACCGACCTTGTCGGCTCCGATTCCGAGTTTCGTTACAGGCTCTTGAGCCGCTGTATTCAGGACTGCAAGTATTTCCTCGGCTGCGGCTCACGTTTCAGCAAGTACCTCTGGGGCTGCTGCGTTGAGAATCATATTCAGGCCATGCGCATCCTGTGGGACAGCTTTTCCGACGACGAGAAGCCCGAGTGGACTTCTCTCGAGGAGATTGAGACGTTCAGCAAGAAGATGCTCGAGGAGGAGATTTACTGATGGCTGCCAAAAATTTCGAGTTGTTCCTTGGGTGTCTTGGCAACGGCGTCACGGTCTGTAACTCCGCCGTGATGGAGAACGGCGATTTTAAGATGGTCGCCCACATCTCCGTCGAGGGCAAAATCACATGGTACGTCAGCGAGGACTATCCGCCTGCGGATGCTCTCGCAAGCATCCGGGCCTGTGCAGAGCAGGAGCGGGCAAAGTACGAGGAATGGCTCAACGGCCTGTCTCCGGCCGCGCGCCGGGAGTATCAGCTCGAACGGCTGCCGCTCCCCGAGTTTCTGCAGGAGCTCCGCAAGGCAAGAGAAGCAAAGGAGGGAGCCTAATGGCCCGCGATATTCACGATTACGACAGCCTCAAGAAGGCATACAGTGTCCTGCTCATGTTCGAGCGGTTTCCCGGTCCGGTGCATAGTGAGCGCGTCGAGGAGTTCGTCATTCAGCTCAAGCGCGACATCCGGGAGTACGCCCACCGGGATTCTGATTACCGCATCGTCCGCGACGAGCTCGATTCTTTCGTCGAGCTCGTTAAGCTGCCCGAGAAGCTCTCTCCCCTCTCAAAAGAGAGCGTTCTCGAATGGTTCTATATGCACCGTGCCTACCGTGACGACCTTTATGACGGCGCGGGGTGCTCCGGTCAGTACTTTACCACCCGCGTCAGGCTCTTTCGCCGTCGCGGTTGCTGGTACGCCTATCATTTTGTTTCGGTCGATATGTAAGGAGGTTCGCATGGAAATCAATATCACATACAAAAGCCCGGAGCACGAGGCTGCGTTCCTGTCTGAGCTTCAGCGGGTCCCGCACATCGTAAACCCAGAATCCGGGCGCATCAATCCGTATTGGGGCGCGTCCCTGTATCTGCTCTCCGCGCTCACGCGCTGGTCGGAGCTCCGCATTGCCGTCATCGGTGAGGACTACATGGCGTTTACGGCTGCAAAGGAGGCGTTCAATTTGAGCCAGAACGAGCGCATCATTGTCGAGCTGGCCGCCAACTTCTACAATGCCGGTTGCTGGGAAATGCCCGGTTTCGAGATGGTCTACGCCACCTGCGACACGGCTTTCACGCTCATTCTTGAGGCGTTCCGCCTGCGTCGCGCAAAGCTCTTTTACAAAGATGGGGAGGTGTCCGCAGAATGGGAAGAAAGAAAATGAGCCTACGGCGCGCCGTCGCCATCCTGCGCCTTGTCGCTGCGGATGACCTGTCCTCCGGGCGGGCAATCGACGGGCAGAATGAGGCTGCTGCCGTCGTGCTGGAAGATTACGAGGAAACAAAGAAAGAGCTCGCGGATTGGGTGAATGCTTCTCCCGAGGAGCTTGCCGACGTCATTGCTGGGATGTAAGGAGGCCTGTACCGTGGCTGCTGTCTATCGGACGTTGTACGAAAAATATGAGCAGAACGACGTTTTGCACGTCGGGATTCAGGAGGTCGTCGAGGCCGAAAAGGAGATTGACACGTTCCTCAAGTCTCTCGACCGGGACCAGCGCGACCAGCTCGATACGCTGCTGGGGCGTCTGTCCCGCGCCTACGAGATGCAGGGCTTTCTTTTTGGCGGCCTTGCCTCCGGCGCAAAGTGGAACGGCAAGACCGCTCCCGAACCGGGTGACGGCTACGGCCGGAGCGTCCGGGCTTATCACGGCTCAACGCTTGCTCCGGTCTGCCAGATTGACCGCAAGACGAATCAGGTCATCCGCGAGTACCCGAGCATCGCCGCTGCTGCCCGTGCTACCGGTCTGGACGACAGTGCCATCGGAAAGGTGTGCAAAGGAAAGCTACCCCACGCTGGTGGTTTCCTTTTCCGGTACATCGAGCAATAAATCTTTCATAGGTATGCAAAAATATTTCAAGAAATTGCCATTTTGCTCTTGCTTTCCACGCGCTTGTGTGGTATAATATAGTCAGTTGAGGGGGTCCTCCTCAATGAGTAAGGTGGCAAGGCCAGAAAGGAAACAAAATGGACGACGAAATGAATACCGCTGAGGTGCTTCGTGACGAGGCAAAGGAGAACCGGACCCGTGAAATTCTCGAGCTTATGCGTAACAGCAAAACGCTCGAGGAGGCCATGGAAAAAGTAAAAGCCCTGCTCAACAAGTAAGCAGGGCTCTCCGATGAAGAACAAAGGCCGATGACGGCGGCCAGAGTTCTGAAACGCCGGGGGAGTGAGAAACAGCTTGCAGATGCCTCACTTCTCCGGCATTTCTATTATATCAAATTCAAGGGGGATTTCAAGATGGCAGCTTTAACGCCTGTTGCCGCCCGCATCACCGGGCTGCGTGAGGCTCGCGGGTTGACCCGCACCCGGCTGTCGCAGCTCTCCGGCGTTCCGCTGCGGACGCTCGAGGAATGGGAGGCCGGTCGCCGTGTCCCGCGTGACGTTTACCAGATTCATGCCGTCGCTGCTGCGCTCGGCATGAGCATTGAGGATTATCTTGGGCTGTAAAGAATCAGGAGACCCGACGTTGTGCCGGGTCTCCCTTTTTTGTTATTCGGGCATAAAGCCGTAACCGGCCTCAAATGCCGCTGCTTCTCGGAGGTAGGCAACGCGGCCTGCTGCGCGGTCGATGGCGTCTCTTAACTCCCGGTCCTCGACCAGCTTGAGCAGCGCGGTGAGCGCGACCTCTGCCTGCATGATTTCGCGGGT